TAAATATCACGATTTCCAAAATAATTGAATTAATATTAATGCTAAGGCTAATACTAATGACACTGCAGTTTTTGTTGTAATTGGTTCATTGCAAAACATGTATGTTAATATGGTAAAGATTATCATACCACTTACAAATGACATGAATCGGCCTGGCCAGAACGAACCTCCGAATCCGGCGACTGCTAGTTCTGTTGCTGACATAAACAACCATGTTATTGGAATTCCTGCTACGACCAATAACCATTTCCATGATTTACCCCAAGACCATAATATAGGAGCATTAACCTGAAACCATACTATGCATTGACCGAGCATGAATATTGAAAATGCTATAGCAATTGTACGATAATTCATTTATTATAATATAATGAATTTTTTTGTGAAATCAAATCTATAGATTAAAACTAATTATCGTGTTCCTTTATGATTATCGAACTTATCTAAAATAGTATTCAATACTTCTAATTTAATAAATCCGGCCAATGATGCATTTTTTAATGTCGACATCAATTGGAAAATAACAAATGGTACTAGTATAGTTTCACTCAACCAACCCGTACCAGCAAATCCCTTTTCAACCATCAACACAACAGTTAATATCATTATCCATGTAACCAAAGTACGTAATACTTTGATTGCCTTACATGTTTGAAATCCTTCACGTTTAGTTCCTGCAACTACTCCAAAGAAACCATCCATCATTACTACTGCCACTAATGCAAGATACTGATCAGCGTTTGATATTGCCATGTTAAAGAAATATGTACATATAAATGTTATCATGGTACTTACCGTGTATGTTGCTGCTGTTGCAATTGTTGTTGTTTTCATCGTATATCCGCTGATTCAATTAATGTATATGTAAATGAATTTCCGTGTATTGCTTTTGCTTTACGACAAATAGTCATAAACTCTTCAAACTCGGCTGATTTCTTAAATACTTGACAACCTTCACTCCAATTTTCAACATATGTCGAATCTGCGCCTGCTTTGTGTATATTAATTCCAAAAACACCTTCATCTATTTTGGTTTCATCATACTTCATATCTTTATTGGCATCGCGATAAACTTTAACGTTTTTTGCTTGGCCTAATGCTTCATATTTTCCTTGATGCAATCTAATAGTATGCGAACCTCTATATTGTCCTTCTACTAAACGAGCTACACCTGCTTTGTTACCAAACTGCATAACACCCTTCTTTCCAGGATCTGTTGTGTTAGCCCATTCTTTGTATTGCCATACCCCATCAATTTTAAATGATACTGTAATGACATCATCAAATGCATTTGTTACTACTTGTCCTGTTGCAGAATTTCTAACTCCTACAATGTTAACATCATAGTCTTTTACACCTTCGAACCAAGCATATCCTTTGGCTTTAACTGCAGTTTCTATTTGGTCTCGTGTATATTTCATATCTGATTATTTTACGTAATTATAATATTTGTTTGTTAGGGTTGTTCTATGATCTAAACCATTAGTACCTCCATTGATACGTTTTGTTAATGATGTAATAGACGCAGTACTAACTCCTTGATCACATATAGCCCACAGCTTGTTCTTATCAAAAAAGTACATTGCTGACTCAAATGCATAAGTAGTGGCTACTAGATCAGGATTAGTTAATATTTCAGGTTTGTTAAGGTATGTTGCAAATGCTTGGTAATTAGCTTTTCCAGTTAATTGTAAAGCACCCCTACCTCTGTATTTCCAACCATCGCCTGAAGCTTCATTGCCATAACCCATACGATCGGCATACACTCGGTTTGCTATCTTTTCTGGGTTACGAGCATATGACTCTTCTAATGTCCCCGGAAAATACTTACCGAATGTACCCTGCAATCCTGATGCAGAGTAGTTTAAATTTTCGCTAAATAATTTATATTCTCCAGTCTCGTGTGCAGTCTGTGCAAAGAAATGCGCTGCTCTAATTGATGTCATTTTATAGAATGCCATGGCGGCTTTCATTGTTCCTGGGCCAAAGACACCATCTGCAGTAACCCCAATCTTTTCTTGTAGACTTTTTAAACTCATAATTTATTTAGTTTGAGACGAATCAGATTCATCTGTTTTGTTTGTATTCACTCCCCTTACTGATTCGTAAGCAGCAATTCCTAAGAGTGTTGTAATGAACGTAAGCAACTCTGCTAGTATCAGTTCAACGTTATCTGCATTAGTAAATCTACATACAATGTATGTCACTAGCATCATTGTAAACAGCGCTATAAAGCGTTTAGACGATTCTGCGTTACCACCAAGAGTTAGTTTTCTAAAATACTCAATTAATTTTCCTTTCACGATGGTATCTCTTTTTTAAAATAAATATGACACAAAATGAAATAACATGAATTAAATTCTACAGAAGAATATCGAGACTAAGTTCAGCGTTTACATACAATTAAATTAGATTCTGTAGCATTTAGACTAACAATACTTATTTGACAATTTCCTAATCGGAATGTTCCTGGTTGTCCAGAATCTTGCAATATTTCTGAAAGTATTTGTATGTATTGAAAATCTAATTGAGTAAAGGTGTTTCCGTCAATTGACACAACTATATCATTTTCTCCTGCAGGATCATTATATCCAATACAAAATACACGTTTAGTTATATCAAATAAAGTATTTGGTTGTTCTGTGTCAATATAAGAATCAATCAATTCCTGCATACCATCGTCTATATAGATTCGATCACACCACGGCTCTAATGTTTGTAACAATGTCATATTACAATTGGTAACATGAAATGCAATATTATATTTGGGCAATATTCTAGGCATCATTAAATCGTCATGTAGAACATTTTGTCCCCACTTTCTCCACCACTCACGAAATTTGATAGCTCGCAATGCTTTATATTCTTCAGAATCTTTAGGTTTATACCAAATTGTTCCATCGGGTAATGGTATCTCTGCTTCAATTTCAATGCCATCTTTGAATCTACTACCTCTGCAAGTCATATGATATACAAATGAATCGCGAGATTGAATCAATCCATATCCAGCTAAGTGCATTCTATTAAAGATATCTGAATCTTCTAATTCCATTGGTGCAAATAACGGATCGTGTCCCCCTATAGCTTCGAAGTCTGATTTATACATCATCCATGGGGCAAAGATGCCGTTTGTGTGCTTATCTTCATTAATTTGTTCTAGGAGTTCCACATCTTTTAAAAATGCATCACGTTTAAACTCTTCAGGTTCAAATCCAAATGCACGTACATGTTTTTCTGGTCCGGGAGGATGTAATGGTGGTTCAATACGGGTTGCGGCTACAACTACACCCGGTTTCATATGTTTCAATGAATTTGGAATATGATTTGTTGTAGTAATCATATCGGCGTGGAGTATGCTAAAGATTTCTGTTCTAGATAATTCTACACCTTTATCATATAATATTGTATGACCTACTCGTTCCGGCCCGGCATTTTTATACTTAACAAAATGTTCTCCCGTTAAAGTTTGAATCCATTCCCATGTGCCATCGTCAGATGCATCATCCAATAAAACAATATCATGTTTATCACCATAACAATCTGTAATTGATTGTACTGCTTGTTGCAAATACTTTAAATTATTCCTCGAAGGAATTATAAAACTAATTTTATCCATTTTGTAAACTTTTTTCTATGATGTCAAACATTCTAGTTGATTTAACATGCCCTGTAAAATGAACTATGTTTGACATCATCGCTCTATCAATATAACCATCAAAATCATCCCAACATGGAGCAAAGAAATATTTGTCAGTATTTAATATTTTAAATTCAGAACTATATAACTGATTCATTAAACTATAAAATGATTGTTCTTGAGTATCAAATACAGTACGTTCCCAACCCCATTTTTCTGTTCCATCTTTTTTATAAATACCGTCAAAATCAAATATGCTTAACATAGTATCAAAACCAGATTTAGATATAAATTCATCAAATAATTTTAAAGATATACCTTGAAAGCCGGCATTACATCCTAACAAATTTATATTGTTAGTTTTTAATATAGATGTTATATCTGTTTGATATAATTGACAAATTTGGTTAAGTAATGCTTTGTCGCAATTTGCGTTATCAGGTTCGTGTATTCCAAATGATATACGATCGATTAAACATTCTTGTACTTCTTTAAGATCTACTGTGTTAAATATAATATCATATTCATATGTTAACATGTAATCATACATTTCAACCCTTCGAAGATAATGTCCTATTAAAATATGATAAAAATGTATAAATTTATTAAAATCATATTGTTGCAAATCAATATCATATATCTTAGCATATGATTGCATAAATTCTTTTGAATATGTTTTTAAATTTAAATTCAAATCAAGTATCTTAGCAGTCCATTCATCATGATGCATATCCTGATCTAATACGATATGAAAATCAAATTGTAGGTCCGGGAATGTTTCAATTAATTGTTTTAAACAAAAATATTCATATTTTCCTAATTTATGCCAAAGCCTAGCAACTGCTATATTATTTTTCATAAAACTCTTTTAGGTATTGTATTAAACTGTCTTGCCAGTAGTTCATATAATTTTTTTTCATAACATTTAATTTAAAATTAATTAGTTTTTCTGAAAATGGTCTTGGCGCAAAATATTCATGTTTAAAAAATGAACTATTAACTTTATTTACGTTAATATCTAACTTTAACAAATCAATCATTTTAATTGCAACATCATATCTGCTAGCATCTCCTTTACTAACCATATTGTAAATTCCATATTCTAAATCTTCAGTTGTATGTCGATATATTGAATTAGCAAAGTCACCAGTATATGTTGGCGTTCCTAATTTATCATCTACAACATTCAATTCAGTTGCACCATTTTCAATTTGTTTGAATATTTTAGCTACAAATTTTTTATCTTTTTTAATACCACCACCCATCATCCAACCTGCTCTAAAAATCCAGGCTTTATCATATTCTAAAATAGAATTTTCAGCATATACTTTACTTTTTGCATATATGCTTAACGGATTTGGTATATCATAATCAATAAATATATCTTGTTCTCCTCCGAATACTCCAGCTGTACT